ACCTGATGCAGCAGCAGTAGGTGTATAAGTTGGTCCACCTAATGTTTCAGAAATCGTTATCGTGTTGTTGCTAGTGTTTATAGATTTTACATAATATAAAACAGGCAAATATCTTCTGACCTTACCTGTACCTGCTGCAGGCCCGGTAGCAGTAAATATTGTACCAACGTTGATATCGTACACGTTTATGTTTGTATTTGGTACTGTCTGTGAGTTATTGAGTATGTAAGTATTTTTTCCAGTAGTCATACTTATTTCATCATTGTACCCAATAATTGTTGTACCAGGTAGGATACCAGATCCAGTTATAGTCATGCCTATATTAAAGGCACCTGAAATTACATTTTCAACTGTTAATAAGTTACCATTTATTTCGCCGTTTATGATAGCATTAGACGGTACACCTGCTGCTATCCAATCTGTTGTACCAACTTCCGTAATCCAATATTCAATACCGGATAACATAGCGGATGCGTTGATGATTGGTTGTCTTGAGGCAGCATAATTTTGTAATCCACCAAAAGATGTACCTGCAAACTGTATAGTCGTGCCGATAGAAAGATCAGTTAAATTGACTAGTGAGATATTTCCATTTATATCAATACTAGTAGCTTGCGTAACAGACGGCGAAACTAAACCGCTAGTGTTGATGTCCCATCTGCCTTCATCATAAAAATTTGAGACATAACCAACTTCATTTGTTATGTTGGTGTTGTAGAACATTACTGTTCTTCCGTTCAGTGCAGTCAATCCATCTATGTTATTGATATCTGATAACTTTGCGCCATTGATTTGACTAAATGGTTTGTTGCTCACAACACCTACTGCGTTATTACCTGGAAAATTGTATTCATTTTGAGCGTCCTTGCTTGGAACGTTAAATGTAACTATTCCTGTTTTAGCACCGTTATTGTCAACACCGTATACATCTCTTACATATAAGTTAGTTTGTGTAGGACTATAACCACTTACGCCGGGAGTACCTTGAATCCAAAATTGTGTATCCTGAGATACATAAAAATTATATGTGCCGCCGCGTATTAAAGTGATAGTAGGATTATCTGCTCCTGCTCCAGCACCAACTGCACGTATATTATAAGTATTAGGTAAACTCTCTACAATATATTCATTTCTTAAAAATACTGTGTCGCTAGCAACTGCTACAGCAGGCGGACCTTCTGGTAACCAATAATATTGATTATAATTAATAATCATGTCTAAGTTGGTAAAACTATCCCAACTATAGAATTGACTATTAAATAATTTACTATTGTCTGTAGTTATTCCACCTTGTAATTTTAATGCGTCAAGCAAGCCAGGATAACTAATAAAATCTTTTGCTACAGACTCGTTATTTTTAAGAAAAGTGATACCTGGTTCAAGTTGATAATCTGTTCTGATTTTTGTAGGTTCAGTTACGTAATAATCTTTGGCATTTATTCCATAACCAAACGTGCTGCCTACGTACCCTTGTATTTTTCTAGTCAGCGGCGGATTTACTAGTTGATCTAGTGTAGCCGCGAGGAACTGGCTATTAGTAGTTGTTTGAAAAATACTAGGTAAAAATTCTAATGTTCTAATTCTAGTCATGTTATGCTATCTGAAGTTCATTAGGTGTTAATGCAGGTATTACTAAAATATCATTAGCAGTTGCAGCGTTAACAAAAATTTCATAAGGAGCACATTTTATTTCGTATAATGTTCCAAACGGTTCTGAGGGATCATTAGGTACAAGTACAGTTGAACTAATTAGATCCCCTAATTCATTGTGCAAATATGCGCTTAGTTCGCTAAAGAAGAATGTATCTCCGAACGTCCAATTGTTTATATCAAAATATTGATTCATGCTTGTTAATACCGCGCTACGTATTTCACTATCACTTGCTGTAGTCGTGCTGTTTTTAATTACTTTGATTGTTCCACGCAATGCTTGTGCTGCTTTAGGACCAAATAAAGGCTTAAACACTACACTATTTAATACCACACTATCGCTCAACATTTTGTAATCATTTACTTTACTGTAACTAGCAGATAATTCAGCGATAGTTGGTCTTGCAGGTTCAGGAATAGTATTTGTAGTGTCTTGAATATAATTTGTGTATGCTGTATAATATGCTTGCGTAACAACATAAAGATCAACTATGTTTGTAGTAGCAGGATCTATTCTTGTCGTATTGCTGCTGTTGTGCCTATACTGAAAACTAAATCCTTGTCTTCCATACTTTATTGAATAGTCTGGCTGTGCTACTAACACATAAAATGGGGTTCTTACTGTAGTATCTTGAACAGTTTTAAAGAATATGTTGTCTGAGTAAGCATAGAATAGTTGTCCTACAGGATAATCATATTTTATAACTTCAATTTGATCTTCTGTAGCATATTGATATATTATGTCTGTAGATGGAACAATTTGTAAACGTGTTAAGTTGGCAGCGTCTTGCACCGTTCTGAAAAAGACATATTTTCCTATATTGCTGCTGCCATTTTCTACGCCGGTCACAGTGTAAAAGAAATCAGGATTTAAAATAAGCTGACTATTGTTAACATCTGTCGCACTAACTTCTACTTCAAAATCATTTATATAACCATCACTTTCAACCGTTTGTCCTAAAATGTTAACCTTATAATCTCTTCCTAAAGCATTTGATGAATTAGGCGCAGTGTTTATTCCAAGCATGTTGATGAAATCTTGTAAGACTTTTCCTGTAAAAGGATCATAAACTATTTCATTAATATTATATGTAAAACGTGTATCAGAAACACTTCCAAAATAATATCGTAACGATCTTACTAAGATTTGATATCTACGATTACCTAGGCTAGTAAACTTTACAAACCAGTTAGTATCATTATAAGGTCTAATTACCCATCTATCTTGATTGATCAATAAACTGTTATTGAATACTAAAGTAAAGTTTTGTTCAATTTCCATTTTAATTATGGCTTCTTGAATATTTGCAATGCTTATAGAATTATCAAATACAGGTATGATTTGTGTTAACAGACAACCACCAGGCACATATCCATTTAAAGTGACAGGGCCGTTGCCGTTACTAAAGTTACCTTCGCCGTTGTTACTACCATCGCCTACAACATTTAACACAGTTGTCCAAAGCGTGGTAGGATTATTTCCGGGCAAACCTAAAACTAATCTATTATTAACATCAAAATAATAACCAGTGGGCGCGGTAAATTGTAATAACGCTCCCTTTGTAATATATTTTGTATTTGTTGTACTAAAAATTCCTATTTGTACAGGAACTTGTAAAGTTAGATCAATGTTGTAAAAATAACCATTTTCACTATTAGCATCTACTGTGCTTGTATTCCAATATACAGCACTTGAACCAGATGTAGGTAAAGTAAATCTTTTATACCATGCTCCTGAACTTGTGCTTGTTTCATTGATGTAATATTGATTGGCGCGATTTAAACTTAGAACCCCGGCCAGTGTATCTGTAAAGAAGTTAATAACATCACTATTGTTATTGATTGTAAGATCAAGAACTATATCGTCTCTGTTCTCCCAGATAGCACCGTCATCACCGAAACTATTGGTGCTTGAATATTTGCCGGTAGGATCTAGTAAATCAAGATTTTTTGATACACCTATCGAACTACGATTGATGGCTTTTGACTTGATGATTGAACTGTATAATGTATATGGGAAGTTGTTATAATCTTCGCCGTTTACCATGCGATTTTGTGTATAGTAACGTGTAGGAGCACGTTGCTTGATGCTTGGTAAACTTTCGCGTGATTGTGCATTTGAAACGGGTTGTGTTAATTGTAAACCTACTGTCAATGTTTCTACGCGACCTTCGCGGCTAATATATGTAAATGCAACTGTAATACCTTGCATCTCGTTTGGATCAATGGTATATGTTAAACCATTACTGCTACGAACATATGCCCTAAATGTACCTACTGGAATATTACTGAAAACACCATCGCCGAAATTATATGTAACCTGATCATTAAATCTTGAACTTACGCTAAAGATGCTTTTCTTTGATGTTTCAGTTTGTAAATAAGCATCTGCATATACGTTATCAACTTTTTCCCACAAAATACGTGTATTATTATTTGTATTAAGTTGATACAACCAAGTGTCAGTATTGTTAATACCTTGTATGTTAATAGGCACTGCTTGGTTAGCGATTTGTTGCTCTAAAACAAAATCATAATTGTTTAAACTACCTTGTTTAAAATAGAAAAAATAACCAGTATTTGCGCTAGCGAATCCCAGTTTATCATTTCTATACAGCATATTAAAACGGCCAGTAGGAGCGGGTGGTATTTCGTAAAGCGAGTCACTATCTATACTTGTCACGCTAACCAACTCGAAATTCATGCTAATACCATCTACAGATGTGCTAAATGGTACGATTGGCAAACTATTTGCTGGAATTTGTAAAGCATATTCCGCAGTAATCACACCTAACAGATCGCTTAGATTGCCAGGTTTACCTACTCTTTGACTGCTGATTAATGCTGAGTTTATGATCGTGTTGAATTGTTCAAACCAATTAGGATTAGCAGGATCATTCCATAATATAATAGCATTGCTAAGGTTGATACCGTTAAAATCAGAGATATTTTGTGTAGTTTGAATACTATTAACTTTCAAATATCCTTCAGCACACAAATTACGCTTAGGGGTATAACTTACTAAATTCGCTAATTTAATAACGCTGTCTCTGCGTTCTGCTGTGTCAATGAAGTTTTCACGGGCATTCAAGTCATTTCTAAATGCTAGACCCTGACCCATGAACGCCATAACGTCTAATAGGGCTATAAATTCTGAGGACTCAATATAGTCGTTATATGTTTCTGGGTAGTATACGCGCAAATAGTCTATGAAACTCTTACGCAAAGTTTCATAGTCATAGCTGCGGAAATCGGCTTCACGGAAAGTTTGGTAAATCGTTTTCCAATCATTTACACCAAATAGTGCTGCTTGTCTAGAACTTGTAGCCATGCTATCTCTCGTATTTTAATTATTTATCAATCCGAAAAAACGGTGTTTTTAAGATTATGCTAGACCTGCGCTGTTATTATTTGCATCAAAAAAGATACTCAAGAGTTCTGTCTGATTAAATGGAGCGATTGATAATTCAACTTCTAATAAAATGCCGCTTTCTTGAGGATATGCATTGACATAATTAATCATCAATCTAGGATCTTGACTAGCGATTCTGCGTATCTCTGTTTCTAACGCTGTCTGGGTATCTTGTATGTTAGGGTCAAATACATAACCCCATATAGTTGTTCCATAGTCAGGCTGTCCTACTTTTTCGCCCTGGCGTATATTTAAAGCATTAATAAGGTCTTGGACTACTAATCTTTCATCAACCAATCTAAACTTTTTTCCAGGAATGATAGGATTGGTTATAGATCCTGGTCCTCCCTGATATCCAATTTGCATATTGGTAGATCTGGGTTTGTTTGCGTTGATTGTGCTAAATCCTATATATTGCGGCATATTACTTATTTATTAATGTAAAATTATGCAGTGTTTCTTATGCCGAATTCAGGAAACTCAGTATATAAATTGTCTAACTGTTTTTTAATGGCTGCGCGTTCAGCAATTTTCGCCTCATATTTAGCCTTCAATCCTGATAGAATACTTGACCCTTGCGGTAAATTGTTTTCTGCGACTGCATAAGTTGTATATGCTGTCATAAATTCTTTATTGACTTTATTGTATTTGTCTTTCAAATCTTTTTGTTTCGTGATAAATTCTTTTCTTTCTTCGGTAGTTTGTTCAACTTTTGATTTTGCAGCCTCGCTTACGCCAATATAATTAGGTTCTGGAATAGAAGGATCATTCATCGCATTCTTTAATTCACTTGCTATAGTTTGTCTATCTGGTACTGTATTGATTCCTGCGCTAGGAGATTTTAGACCTAATCCTGCTGCTGCTATTGAGCCTGCTGCATTCTGTAATAACGCTGCTGCTCCTGCGGGTAATTTTTTAGATACCATATCAACTAATCCATTTATGTTAGGTGAATTTAAATTGCCTAACAAATCTAAACCTTTAGTCTGTATATTGTTGATTGCGTCTGTAGATAAGTTTTTCAATTGCGCTTGCATATCCGCTGTTCCAGGAATTAAGGGACCATTACCCTTACTGAAATCAGTTATGCTTGTGATTGATCCTAACGATCCCGGTAAATTGTTTAACCCTGCTGCTATGCCTGCTGCCGTCGAGGCAAGAGCGCCGCTAGCAGTTGATGTGGCTAAGTCTTGTAAATTAGTATTCGTGAATGGATTTTCTAAAAGGCTAGGCAACTGAGCATCGCCGAAAGGTGTCGCTATATCGCTGTTAAGTGAGGTTGATCCATTACTCGGTACATTTGCTAAATTTAATAATCTTTGACCTACACTGTTAAAATTGTTTTGTATATTTTGCTGTGTAGTTGCGTTCAATCTACCTTGAGCCTGTTGAGCAAGTTCATTAGCACTTGCGTTTATAGATGATTGTGATACCTGTAAGGCTTTATCTATCTGTAAGGTAGTCAGGTCGTTTGATGTGTTAGGTTTTAACGTGCCTATACTATTCTTTATGGTCTCATAAGCATCAGCCGCTAGTCCGCGACCTGTGCTTACATAATCAGATGTGCCTGGAGTTTTCGCTAATCCCTGTAACGCACTTTCTACTCCGCTTAACGTGCCCAATCCGCTTTCTGCTAATTTTCCTGCATAATTGCCTGCTTCTATATCTTTCTGCGTAGAACTTAATTGTCCTAACGGTTGTCTTTGAAAAATAGTTCCGTCAGCATTTTTATTGCTGTTGATCACGCCTAAAACATTATCCACTCCGTTAGTGGCTGCGCTTAATACTACCCCATTTATTTCACTAGGGGCTTCACCACCTGTTATGAGTCCTGCATTTTGTAGAGAAGTTTGTGCCACCTGTAAATTTTTAACCATAGCATTTGATTGCGCAGGAATATTTGTAACAAAACTGTTGTAGTCTTTAGCCCCTGATTTTCCTGTAAAAATTGCTGGGGGCATGGCTTTGTTTATATCAACACCTGCTGACATCAAACTTTGAACTAACCCTGAAGAACCTGGTTTAATTATACCTGCTTTTTCTAATTGTTTTGGTGTCATGGCATATTGACCAATATATGTGTTAACACCTTCTGTTGATTCTTTGGTAATATAACCTTTTCTAGCAGCAGGAGATAACTCACCTTGCGTAACATTTTGTGCTACAGTGCCTAGTGTTGCTTGAGTAGTTAATGGATCAATGCTAGGACTGACTTCACTAGTTCTGGTCGCTTTGATAATGTTTGCATTTTCTACAATCATTTAAAT